CCGCCAGCGCACCGCTGTTTGCAGCAGCAGTTGTACCTGCGCCGGCGACCGCTGCCGAACCTGCAACGAGACTGCCGGTGCCCGTCGAGACTGATGCGCCCGCACCGACGACAGTCGCTGCGGCTGCCTGCAATGCGCCGGTGCCGGTCGAGACCGACGAGCCCGTGCCGGCAACCGCCGAGGCCTGCGCGGCGAGCGCGCCAGTGCCGATAGAGGCAACAGCGCCAACACCCGATGCGGTCGCAGCCTGCTCAACCAGTGCGCCCGCGCCGCTCGATGCCGAGGCGCCTGCGCCGATCGCAGTTGCTGCCTGCGCAACCAGCGCGCCAGCCGCCACCGACGCCGAAACACCGGCCCCGCTGACAACCGAAGCGCCAGCAGCAAGAGCGCCTGTGCCGGTGGCCGCTGCCGCGTCTACGCTGCCCGATCCACTGACCGCCGCCGTTTGCGCAGCAACCGCACCAGTACCACTGGCTGCCGCCGAAACTACGTGACTAGACGGGAACCACCTTCGCCGTAATCTGCTTGGCGGCGCCAGGCTGAAAAAGATAGGCACGTATTAGCCTTCTTCTTCGATCCAGGCCGTTCCTGAGAATGTCATGTCGTCCACTAGCGTAGTCTCACACCGGATCACCAGCCCTTGGCCGTTGACCGCCGATGGTGCGAATTGATCGTCAGGATACCAATGCTCGTATGGCGTGTTGCGCTCGTTCCAGCCGAACTCATCCAAAATTTGCGACGTGCCGGTTGCTACCGTCGTGTCGTTGGTGCGCGCCGTGAAACCCCACACGATGTCAGCCGATGACGCATTGGTTGTCGCCGCTGCTACCGAATTGCCCCCCGAACCCACCGTATAAGAAGTCGTGATACGACGCACGGTGATACGCAAGTTCTCTTCCATCACGTCGCCAACCTCAGAAGTCTGTCCGAGCACGAAAGCCCGCAGGCATATCGGCTTGTTGGCAGCAGCTTGAAACGACCAGATGTCAGTATCGGTCCCCGCCGCAGTGATAGTGCCCGTAAACGGGACGGCATAGATGCGACTCATCGCATTCTCCCAGAAACGGCAAAGATTTTGCGTGGCGACTGGAACGGCGGCATGGCCTTTGCTGCTGCCGCAACCGAGCGCACAATGTACTCATTATGGTAAAGTATCCCGCCATTATTCATCATATACGGAAAGACGACGTTGCTGCCGCGTTGGTAGATCTTGCCGCAACGCGAAAGCGCTTCCGAGGTACTACCAATCGGGCCGATACTCGTCGCAGTTCCCCATGTTGCTCCGTTGTCGGTCGATGCAACAACGTAAAGATTGTTGTCGGAATTATGCCTGTACAAGGCGTAAACATTGGTGCCGTCATTGAATATACCAACCGGTACCACACTGGTCGTAGCAATGGTCGAGGACGACAACGTCGGTGTATTGCCACTATCAAACCGAACGGCGGAAGTCGTGGCCGATGTGGATCCTATTCTGATCGTGCCGACGATTTTCTGGGTACCAGCATTGTTGTACGACACTGCCTGGGTCGTTGGGCTCACGCCAGCCGCCAACGTGAACGGCAACAGTGTACTCGCCGTCTGCAATACATTGGCGGCCGACAAGGTTCTCTGATTTATACCGACAAAACTGGCAGTCGGAGTGAAGTTCAGGAAATGTACGACATCGGAAGCGGCCAAGACCGCACCCGGTTGGATACTGTCCTTTGCAGTGTTGGTATCGACCTGAACCGCCGCCGACCAAGTGTTTACGCCCGTGCGCCGTTGGTAATAAATCCGGGAATATGTGTTGGTGACCTTTGTGTTTACACCGTTGTAGAAGGCGACAACCTCTCCGGTAGATCTGACCACCAAAGAGCAGCCCCAGCCGGACGTTGCCAGTCCTGTGATGACGGAAGCTGCGGCAACCGTTTCTGTAGTTGTCAAAAACGTATCGGTTGCCATGTCGAACGAAACATACTTCGTAGCAACGCTCGTCGACATCGTGCCATCCAATACAAGCAGATGGATGACATCGGCAACCTGATAACCGGCAAGCACCAGGATAGCCGTCGTAAACCCAGTCTTGGTCGAGATGCTCGACCAAACGATATCAGGAGCGGTCGATTTATACGCTTGTAGCGTGGTGGCGGTGGCACTGTCGCGACCAAAGAAATAGTAGTTGCCTCCACTTGATTTGTAGGGTCCGACGCATGCGACCGCCGTCGAAATGCCGCTGACGCTGAGGGGAAGCGCCATTTACTTCAATAGCTCCCGCCCCCGATCGAACAATGCTTTGATCGCGGCATCATGCTTCATCAGATCACGGCGCTCGTTTCTGGTCTTGCTTCTGAAATAGTCGCGGCAATCGAACATGCGGCATTCGTAGGGCGCGCGATCCCAGATCGTACAGCCATCCTTGCCAAGATAGCAGCAATCACCGTTCGGCAATCTGTCGAGGATCAAGTAAGGTTGCCGACCCGGCGTGTAGCAGGTCGCGGTCTGATACGATGCAACATCGTCTCCCATCTCGGGACGCAGCGGCACCATCAATCGGCAGCACAACCGACAACCGCCGCATGGCACGCTTACCCTCACAGCGGCGCGGTGTAGGTCAGGTTGGTGATCGATACCTGCTGGCCCGCCGAGATCACCACCGAATTAAGCGTGATGTCGCCGCCGCCGCCGGTCGCCGTCACCGAGCACAGCACGATGGCCGTGCCGCCGCCCTGGCGAAACTCAGCCTTGGCAACCGTGCCGCCGACCGCGCTGCTGTCCGCCGTGATCGCCGAGGCTGTCGCAACACCGGATGTCGCTGCGCCGAACGCTGGATTGGAGAACGTCAGCGTCGCGACGGTGGTGCCGCCCGATGTCTGCATGATGATCTTGCCGGGCGGCGTGTTGAGATCGATCTGGTCAACGACCGTGTCAGCTAAAAGTGTTCGAATAGCTACCGGGTGTGTTACGGCCATCTGCTATTCCCTCCCGGTAACTTTAGCCGCAGGCCCGCCCAACTCCACAAGCCCGTCCACAATCCATTGCGGGATCAGTTCGATCAGCCTGCGATCGCCCGGTCGCGTCTCGTAGCTCAGGCCAGCAACATACTGGCTCTCGGTTGCTTCCGAATAGAAATCCTGCAGCGCCGTGAAACGCATTACGGCATCGCTAGGGTGAACCGGCTGATCCGCACCGGCCCGCCGCGAAAGATGCTGGTGGTATTCAGCCGGATCACGCCGTCGCCGTTCTCGTCCGTGACATCGCAAGAGAACACTTCGCTGCCATCCGATCTAAGGATGCGCGCTGTCGCGGCCTGGCCGCGTGCCAGCGCAGCGTCTTCCTCTTTGATCGTGTTGAGTATGACCTGGCCGCCTTCAGCAGGCTCTGCCGCGGGATTGGAGAGCTTCAGGACCGCGAGCACATTGCCCGCAACGGAGAGCAGTTCGATACTGCCGCCATCCATCGAGCCGGCAAGCACATCGAGCATCGCGTTGCTCGTCTCTTCCGAGAGATTGATGATCACGCTTGCTGCTCGTCATAGATCAGCGTGTAGCCGCCATTCTCGTTGCGCTCGATCCGGCTCGGTCGGGACGGCGGCAATGGAGTAGCCGGCCGTGGCGGTTCATTCTGCAGCACGATCGGCGGCGACTCGTGCAGCAGATGGATGGCCTGCTTGACCTGTTCGGCGAGTGCTGGCGGCACGAGGGTAAACACCTCGCCGGCATCGCCCTTTGGCCCCGCCGGACCTTCCGGCCCTGGTGGCCCTTCCGTTCCTGCTGGCCCGCTTTCACCGGGATCGCCCTTCTCGACCGGCCGCGCTTCAAGCTCGGCCAGGCGTGCGGCGAACGGAGCCACTGCCTCAGTGACGACCTCGCGCACGAATGGAACCATGCCTTTCGCCAGGGCGTCGATCTCGCTGTCATGCATCATGCTGCCTCGCGATGCGCCTTCAGTGCCAGATTGAAGCGCTGCGACATGGCGATGAGTTTTGCCGTATCAGGCGGCGCATCCGCCGGCTTGTCGGCTGCGGCAACCGGCGGCGATGCTGGGGTGTTCGGCGCGAACGGATCAGCCTGCGCGTCGCGCTTGGCGAGCGCTTCCAGCGAGAAGTTCTGCTGCTGAAGGTATGGAGACTTGCCACCCTCGACCGGCTTGAGATCGAGCCTGGCGCGGCCTTCGTTCGGCGCCATCACGCCAGCACCGACCGCATCGCGGATGGCTGCGACTTGCGCTGTCGTATCCATGCGCAACAGGTTTTCGATATCGAATTCAGTCCCGACTCCGACGCTCCAGCCGATGCCGAGCGCATAATCGAGCAGCTCTTCGGCCTCTTCAATGTGGCTCTGGAGCGCCTGGGAGTAGTACTCAGTATTTAAAGCCTGGACGTTATTATAACTTGGCAATGCGCCGACACCGACCTTGTACGGCGGGACATGATAGACTGAACAGACGACTTCGGCCGACCATTTCAGGCTCTCGACCATCTGACCTTCGACGTTGGTCATCGCGATCCGCTCGTACTTCATCCCGTTGTCGAGGATGGCGACGCGACCGAGATTGATCTTCGAATAGTTCGCTTCCCATTTCGTCTTGAATGCCGCGGCCTGGGCTTCATTGATTTCGGCGGGTGCCGTGACAATGCCGCCCGGCATCGAGGAGTTTTCAAACAGTAGCGCAGATGCCTTCTGAGCATTGAGGCCGAGCATGCTCGCAAGCCCGCTGGCGAACACAGGCGGCGTCCCGCACAGAGGATGAAACAGGCAGTTCATCCGGTCATGGATAAGCTCACGCGCCGGAACGGTGATCTCATCGGTGCCGGCGAGATTATCCCGGCTGATCCGATAGAACACGCTGCCATCGTCGGATACGAGCGTTTGCACTCGCGTCGGATCGAGGATGTGCAGCGCGGTCACGACATTGCGGTTGTCGCGCACCTTGAGAACATAGGTGTTGCCGCGGCTGAGCTTCGACAGCATCCAGTTTTCCCAGAACTGGTTTCTCGTTTGGTAGTCATTTGGGCGGCGCAGCACCGGGCTATATGCCGGGTTGGTCGTCTCGGACCAGATCTCGTCAACTCTTTCGACGAGCCTGATCCGCATCTTGGCGATGTCCCTCGCGATCAGCGTTTTGCACGCAAAGTCGGCATGAAATGATGCGGCGCTGTCGGTATTGATCGGTAGGTTACGCTGCCAGGCGCCGGGAAACGGCTCATGGATGACCGGATACCAGCCGCTGGCATTATATGGCACGGAGCTCAATGCCTTCTGCGCTTCTCCGGTGAACGGGATTGGGACGCCGAAGATACGCATCAGGATTGTCCGGCGGGGATTGTGTTACGAGTCATTGTTTCAATCCCCGCCGGGACCACTGTTACAATTTCTCTTGCCTTGAGTACGACTGAGCCGACCCTGCTACTGGCTCCTTCTTCGTCTCCTTGGCCTTCACCTCTTTCGTGTCGTAGCCGAGCGGAACGTTGGCAACGAGCGTCTTGGTGATGACGGTCGGCCCGCTACCATCGGGCTCCTTCTCCTCGACAGCAACGCCGAGCCGAGCCAGATCGTTTTCCTCCTGCGTTGGAGTCGGCTGTGACGAATCCATCCGCTCCATCGCTTCCTCGTTCGCAACGGCTTGTGCCTCGCGTTGCGTGCGCATTGTCTTGACGGCGGCCTCGTCCTTGGTCTTGCTAGCTTCCTTAGCCATGTTCATGGCCTCCTGTGTTTGAGGAATGAACAAGCCGCATTGGCGCGGCTTGCCTCAAGCCCGGTCTATCAATTCCAGGTCATCGTCTGGGTCCAGGCAACGACGCCTGTGCGACGCAGACCCCAGTTGATGTCGAGGAGCATGCGCACACCGATGCAATCGGTCTGCCACAGGCTGCGTACCGGCGCGGCCACCGTAGCCGGCGAACCGACGGTCGAGATCGCCAGCGGCG